ACCTTACGCTCGACAGTTAAGTCGGCTGGTCTTTCGTATCTTGAGCGCACATTAACTCTCTTGCTACATAGCAGAACGTCTCAAAGTCTAGCTCTGCTGTTTTAATCCATCCAATGTTGACGTCTTTACCGACCGACATCGCTAACGCTTGTAGTGACACGACGCAACGAATAGGTGCGCGGTCATACTTATATATAAGCGCTGGCTCTAGGTTACTGCGAACCGCAGCCAAGCACGTTTGACCCCACCACTCAGGCTTATAAGTATTGCCACTAGCATATCGCTTGCACTCAATAGCGAAGGGCCATTGCTCACAATCTATAGGACGCAGGTCGCAGAGCTGCGATTGCCTGTACTGCTCAATGTCTCTTTGAAATTTTATTCCAATTTCATCGAACAGCATACCAGCAATCTGGCGCTCAAACGCTGCACCTTTTTGCCTGCCGTTTATCAACGTCTTGCAGCACTTATCATTCGGTCAACGCTGGTGCGGCTCTCTTCTTCTTGAAGCACCCGCGCTAATGCAGTGTAAATTATTTCATCTGCTAATGCTGACATACTGCGGTGCGCGCTCTTCTCTACAGCCTCGCGCAGCATATGATGCGTCTCAACTCTTAGTCGAAGCATACAAGGTTTATATTCACTCATATTTTTTTACCGTTTGCTATTGCGGGATATGCTTTCAATGTTATATAACACTGATATAACACAAGTACAACGGGGATAAACAATGTTTAAGTATGAGAAGTATGTACTTTACCTTCGCGTATCAACTGATAAGCAAGGTAAGTCTCGTCTTGGCTTAGATGCACAGCAGACAATGGCCGCACGATATATGGAGCGAGTGATTGCTACCTACACTGAAGTGGAAAGCGGCAAGAAAGATAATAGACCAGAGTTAGCTAAAGCGTTGGATCACTGTAAGCGTGAAGGCGCTGCTATCCTCATAGCCAAGCTCGATAGGTTGTCTCGCTCTGCATCCTTCCTCTTCACATTACGTGACAGTGGTGTGGAGATTGAAGCTGCGGACATGCCCGGTATGGGTACACTAGAGTTTGGTATTCGTGCTGTCTTTGCACAGCATGAGCGCGAAGAAATTAGTAGGCGAACTAAAGCTGCGCTTGCTGAGAAAAAGGCACAGGGCGTGAAGCTCGGTTGTCCTACACCCCATCGTGGCGGAAAGGAAACTTCTGTTGCGATCAAAAATGAGATGCAGAAAATCTGTGCGAAGGCATTGCCTCTTGCAAAGAAACTGCGCGAACATGGCGAGAGCTATCGTGCTATCGCTTCAACTCTGAACGAAACTGGTGTACCTGCCTACGGAAAGAAATGGCACGACACAGGCGTTCGTAACATGCTGGAGAACTATAATGGTCGGTAAATTGACCCCCGATGATATCGCAACTGCGTCCACACTGCCCGCAATCATGGGCTTCTCACGTTACAAGACGCAGAACGATGCACTCGCTGATGCGATTGCAGCAATGGAAGGAACCAAGGAAGACAGTTGGACAGGCAACGAAGCTACCCGTTGGGGTGACAGGTTAGAGCCTGTGATTATCACTGAGGCAGCGCAACGATTGAACACCACCAATCTATGCCTTGAGTTTCCGCAAGCGTTCTTCCATAGCACACTGCCTCTTGCCTGTTCGCTTGACGGTACAGCCGAAGGTGCTGGACAAATCTCCACTGATTATGAGGCAGGTATCTATTGCATCAATCGTCCAGTAATAGACCTATCTGGAACTGGTATAATTGAGTCCAAGCTAACCAGTGCTATGCCCGAAGATAGGCCACCGCCCTTCCGTGGACCGTGGCAACTACAGGCGCAGATGATGTGTACGGGACACAAGTGGGGGTGCATTGCCACACTTTACCGTGGAATTGAGCTTCGATTGTTTCTCTATGGTGAAGACCTAGAGATGCAAGGCGTAATCGCTGAAGCGGTTATGGAGTTTGAGAAGCGTAAGAAGGAACGCGATTGGTATCCATCCGTCTCAAGCGAGGATGCTAACACCGCTTATGCTCGTGTCGATGATGGACTGCCGGACATAGACTTGAGTAAGTCAATGGATGGAACGAAAGCTCTGAATGATTTGGTTGAAGCCAAGGCTGCGAAGGCTGCGGCGGAAGCCAGAATTGACGACGCAGAAGCCACAATAAAAGACATCATGGGTAGCCACGAACAAGCCATAGGTCTAGTCGGCAATACTAGTTATCAAGTAAAGTGGGGAATGCGAAACTATAAGGCGACGCCGGAGAAGATTACTCCAGCGAAGCCAGCCCGTAGTATTCGTTCATCCACTCTAACTTTGAAGGCTATCGATTGATGGAGACAAGGTATCCCGGCACGAAGCTGCCCGATATTATCAGCACGTATCAGGATGAAGGCCAAGGCGATAGGACTGCTGAAGTATACCGCCTTGGTAGTTCATACGGTATCCGATACAGCGAAGGCGATAAGCATTGGAATGGTTTCTATGCGACACGTCTTGATGATGTCGAAGCAATAGCAAAGGACTGGGTACTCAAGAACCCCATCAGGATTTAAGCGTTAATCCAAGTGCTGTCTCCCACGTATCCTCTTCAATACTGGGGGACAGCATCTTTGATAAGGCCATGCGCCTAGTGAGCTGTTTGGTAATTTCATCAATAGGAAAGAAGGCTATCTTTCTCAGGTCTAACGCTACGCAAGCAACAATATCACAGTCGTCTATGGTCAGTGCTTTTTTCGGTAAGCTCTTGCTGACCTGCCATTGGTATCCGTGTTTATCATTCGTCTTCAACGTGGACTTAACTTGAACCCGGATGATGTCTTGGTTTCTGACAGCGATGATGTCCATACCTTCGGCGTCGATGATCGAAGGACTCCATCCGAAGGTAAACAGGACGCTACAGGTTAGATGCTCGCCTGCGGTTCCTATGTGTTTAGCACTAAGCAATAGTCTCAAGGCGCGCAGCGTGACGCTCAGTTCTATTGGTAGTTTGCTTGTATAGTTTACTGTCCCGCAGTTGTGCTGCTGCTTCCTTCCAATCACCCGCCTCAATAGCTGCGTGATGCTTGACGAATTTCTGATATCGGCTTCGACCTAGCTGGAATGCCAAGCTGATGATAGTGACTTGTGCATCCTCTGGCATATTATCTAGGTCAGGATGTAGCCACTTCGCATCATTGACAGCAACCTGCACGTCTTTCTTAAACACTTCATGCACACGCTCTTCTGCAACAGGCGCACCAACAGGCCATCCATACTCAGGATCGTCGGGATTAATTTTGTGGCCGATACCTAATGTAAGGGCATTTTCTGTACAACGGTACACCCTATACTCACAACCTTCATCCTGCTCAAGAAGCTGCCGCAAACGGGTCATCATTTACCTTGACCTCTGTAACGCTTCCAGTTTTTTCGCTTGTGCTTATTAGCCGGACGAGAGCGAGGTGACTGACCTATGCTTGTCATCTTCTGAACGGGTATGGGACGCCACACTTGGCCTACGGTAGAGCGAGCCATTACTTGCTATCCGTCTTTTTGATTTTGTCGAATGAACGCATTCCAGCAAGTCCGAGCATACCAAATAATAATGGCATCATCACAGACATATCTGCTTGCGGAATAATGACACCAAATCCAGCACAGATTGGGCTAACTAAATAGTTTATTCCAAGCCCCAATCCGCATATCCAACCAATCAACGGACGCCACGACGATTGAAACCAGTTACCTTTGGCGTCTGCTTTTAGAACTTCGATCTGCTGAAGCGCTATTTCTTGAGCATGGCGTTCTGCCATCGTACTCAACTCAAAAGCGATTTGGTTCTTCTGGTCCTTGTCCTCAATGAACTTATCAAGAAGGCTCGCCACAGGACCAATCAATGCTTGAATCATGTTCCTGCCCTCTCGTTTGGTACAGGTATATGCTTACCATTATGGATGTGTAGTTGGTGATCCATCTCTTTGCGAAGCTGCGAGACTGTTGAAGTTAATTCAGCCATAGCAATATGATCGCGTCGCAAGTTCTCTGGACTGTTCATTTTTGCAAGTATATCAAGACGTTGCTGAATAATGCTACTCTGATTTTCTAACACGTCAATCCGCTTATCATTACCCTTTAGCGTAGCGTGGATTTCAGCAATATGTTCTTGTAAATCCTTGATCCTCATCTTTGCTACAGCAGCACCACCAAAGATACTAGCGGCTACTCCAAGAAGTGTGACGATGAGGCGGATATCAATCGCGCCGTCCATCATTCCTCATCTCACGAATCGTCTGAACTATTCTCAAACCGAACCATATCGCCGATAGGGCCGCTGACAGGGCAGGTAGCCACTCCATTAAAGCTGCTGCTGTAATGCCTAAACTTCCCCAATCAAAGATGCGAATATCGTCTTGGTTCATTAGCTTTTCCTCAAAACCAAGATTATCAATAGCACAATTAACCCGGCTGTCACTAGGTCAGGTGTTGACCACATGCTCATTCCGGGCGGCATCATTATGATGCCTGAGTGTATAGGTGAGCAGCGTAAGCAACCTTCACTGCGTCTGTGAACACTTGACCTGCAATCGCTGCCACGTCTGCATCTTCAGCAGTTAAGTCTGCGTCAGGCATTACCACATGACGATGGAAGGTACGGCTGATCTCAGTACCGTCTTCAGCAATTATTGTAGCTGTGCGAACCTGAACTACAGAATAACCCGCAGCTAAGTTTAGTATCTCGATCTTGTCGTTCTTTGTTTCTTTAGTCAGTGCCATTGTTTATCTCCTTTGGCTTTAGGACTGTCCACGCTCAAGGCGCATTAAATTTCAAATAAACCTTGCACCCACAAATTTGATGAAGCGCCAGAAACATATTGTGCATCCACTTTGCACTTACCGAGTCTCTCTGCTTTAAACTTAGTGCTACCAGTTATATCACAAGCAGCAACACCACCTCTCATAAAGTAAATATTACTTGGGATAGTGCCTCCAGTATAAGCTGTGCCAGTTGCAACATCATAAAACTTCACAGTAAACTGGGTTGTGGTAGATGACTGAATACCTGCGGTGTATTGTGGGTCTACACAACTTACAATCACATCATTAGCACTTGCTGATGTAGGATGCGTTATCGTCCAAGTATCTGTGCCATTCCATGATCCAGTGAATGTTCCAGAATTATCAGTAAGAATAGTAGTAGCACCATTTGTTTTACCATGAATTTGCTGACGTGTTTCTACTGTAAAACTTGTTTTAGATCGTGACGTTGTTTCATACGGAGACCCTGTTGTGTCATCTCCAAACCCCTCGATTGCTACAACAGAGCCAGTTGAGTCACTATGGGTTTCTGATGCGTGAGTAAATACCCAAGTGCCATCCGCAATGGTATATTCAGCATACCATTCACCATCGGTCAAAGCTGCACTAGATGCCATAGGGCCAAAGTACGAATGAGCCACAACAGCTGTTCCACTCGTTCTTGCCCAGAATGGATGGTATAATGAAATAATTGCGCTTGAATTACCTACACTAGCACCAAAAGATAGATTGCCGTTTGCATATCCTTCGTCAGGAGTGACTAAAAGACTTCCAATTTTCTGCCCTGTAAAACTATAATTTAAAATTATGTTTCCATCAGACTCCGTAACAGGTGTAACCGAGTCAAGACCAACAGGGCGGTGATCTGCATCATCAATAACATACCAACCAGAACTATCGCTGTTTTGTCGAAGGACACAAGAAACTACTCTATATTTTCTACCATCATCTCCAATGACAAAATCATCTGCCATTCTATTGAATACTTTAGTAAGAGCCATTGTAGTTTCCTTTTATTTGCTCCAAGCAGTGCTTACGCATTATTACGCTGCACGATAACAAAGGTTGCCATGAATATCAGAAACACCTGAACTTAATTCAGAAACAACAATAAAATCTGACCCACTAGCACTTCTGTTTTCATTTAGTAAAAGACTTGTTGCGTTCTCAAACATAAACAAAATAGGTTCATTTGAAAATGTCACGACGCTAGTAACTACAGTGCCAGAGTAATATGCTGAGCCACTCACTGATGCTGAAGTAAACGGAAGACCTGTGATATAAACATCATTGCCTGAAGTGAGGCCAGTAGTATCGATATTTGATACATTAAAATCCACATAAACCATATTACCTATTTTGACATAATTACCATAAACAGTAGAGGAGCTTTCGTTTCCGCTAGATGCTGCATCTGCAATCTTACCTGTCCACGTTCCCTCTTCATAGTCGTCGAATAGTTCACTTGTAGAACCTGAAGCATCTGAAGTGGCTGAGAAGTCGATGCCTTTACCTGATGTACCTATGACTAGGTTGCCAAGAAGAACATTTACATCGTTGCCAGAAATAGAAAGTTTGTTTGAATTATTAATTGCAAAGTAATGCTGGCCACCAGTTGGAACGTTAAAAAACCAAGCATCATCACTACCATCAGCTCCAATCCATCGGTCAGTGCCAACACCAAATCCAGTTCCAGAATTTTTAATTAGGCCATTTCCAGAGCCAGAACCATTAAGTGTTAAGTTCCCAGTTACAGTGCCAACACTTATGTCAATATTCTCAACGTCAACATTCTCAACGTCAACATCATTAAACGATGGATTACGACCAAAAATGCCGCCTTGCTGCTTAATAGTCATCTTTAGGACTCCATATCTGCATATACCCAGAAATTATTTCCTGCGACATTTGACCAGTTTGCAACAGGAACAACAGCATGACCTCTGCGAACAGAGAAAGTTGTTGCGCTGTCCATCTTGCTATGAACATCAAAATTTCTCCGATACCAGAATTTCATATCTGTATCTTCTGTTGTGACTTTTGTTCCAGTCCAGTCATAAAAACCGACTTCAAAGTACGTTGACGCAATATCCTCAACAACAGGAACATATCCACCTTGATGCGAGGTTAATTGAACGTTGTAACTTGCACCCGCATCAACATGAGTAACTCTAAGGTTATTACCTGCTGTCCATGTAAACGCCGAAGGGCTATCAACATTGTTTGAAAGTGATGTATTCCAGACCCAAGCTGAACCGTTATAATTTACATATCCGTTCAAATCATCCATGATCTTAATAACAACACTAGATGCATCCCAGCTTACAAAAGGCACAGTTAGTCTCGTACCATTAATACAAGTTACATTTACTGCGTCAGCAATGTCAGCAACAGACGGGTGTGTGATAGTTAAAACATTAGACGAAAAAGATGCAGTAATTGATCCGTCCCAAACAGGTGTTGTTGTTACAGTACCGCCACCTTCTACATAAAAGTTTAGAGGCGCAGCGGCTTTAACATTTGCATAGCTTGTCCCAACATCTCCACCAGCAACAACTCCATATGGAGCCAACGCATCATCTGCTCCCACAATAAATGTATTAATTTTACTGGCTGTTCGTGAGTAATTTACTCTAAATGTATAGGCATCTGGTTGTGTAACAGATGTTGCGTTCATTGGGGTATGACCAGCATCATCAAGCAATGAGAACGTACCACCAGAACTTCTTGGAATACAGCCAATGCTAAAGTGATTTTTATCTGGAGTACCACCGATATTACCTACCCTGTGGTAGCGATTATTCAAAGTTGCTCCAGAGCCGCTGTAAACAACTCCATCACCATAGTAAGTTATAGTTGAGCCTGCGGTTGTACTGTTTTTGTATGACCCAGATGGAACATATATTAAGCCACTTGCAGCAGCGATTGTTTCGTTAAAATCAGATGAGTTTTCAGTACCGCTTGATGATCCAGTATTATAGTCGCCTACTGCTCCGAAGTCTTTAACTGAGACTGACTCTTGCAGCTTGTTCTCTACTGTTCGGGTCTGAGCGCCAGCACTGCCTTGGTTGTAATTGATGTTGCCACTGTCAGCATCAAGCGTATCAATGGCATTACCGATAACGACTTCGATCTGAGCGTTAAGCGGTGGAGCCTCAGTAAATGTCAGCGTTGTGCCGGATACGGAGAAGCTGGATTTAAGCTGATAAACGCCGTCAATATAGACTTGGGCGTTATTCTTTGAGCCGGGAGCTACGGTTAGAGTGAACGCTGTTTGAGCACCTGTGCCAGTAAAGACGTTGTTTGTAAAGTTAGCACCGACAATAGCGGCACCAGCGAGAACTTCAGCCGACTCAACAGAAACATTACCTTCAGTATCAAAAGATAGAATTTTGTTAGCACGAGCAGTTTGAGTAGGAAGCTCCATATTGACGCTGGTTGGGTCAGTTACTGGAGCGCGAACAGCACGATCAGATAGTTCTAATAGCTGTTGGTCAAATATTGTAAGGGCGTCAAGCTGTTCGTTAAGGGCAGACGCACGTAATTCACCTGCCGTTACGAAGTCGGTAGTGCGCTCAATATCACGAGCGCCAACGATGGTGATGCGGTCATTTAGGGTTGGCGTTGAAGCAATGCTTGAGCCGACTATAAGCGTAACGCTACCAGTACCGTTGGCATTGATTGTCACGGTGTAATCGGTTGCAAGTGTCAGCAACGTAGTGTTGAAATATACGTCTACGTCAGTGTTTACAAGGATTTCAAACGAGAACGCATATGGCCCTACACCAGCGCTACCAGTGTAGACGATGCGCCTAGTAACAGCATTGATATTGTAGTCCGCCATTTTAATTCCTCACGTTGACCGCAATCTATCACTCATATCAGCGAGTGCCAAATCGTTTATATTCGTTATAATTCCGCCTCATGCGTTGAGCCACATCTGGCCTTTCAATGATACTATCGCCAAACCCATGACGATTTCCGTCTAATGCCTCAATTGAAAAGTCAGCTAACTCTGGGTCTAATTCATCTTCTTGGAACGTGCCAAACATTCTTGCACGAGCAATCTTGCGGTACTCAGATACAGTAGAGTCAATGATGCTACGCATAGTACCTATATTAGCTTTTTGTCCTCTCTTTTCATAGTAGGACATTTTCTCATCTACAGCTTGAATGATAGCCTCACTCATGTTCATGCCATCAATTTCAATTTCTTTGGTGTAAAGTTTTATATACCTATTCTGATCTTCAGCAGATAGGCGAACACCGTTAATCACAAAGTTTGGATTAGCTACACCATGATTTAATTCATCAAGCATTTCCCTGACATCGCTTTTCTTGCCAGTAGAAACAAACATAGGCAATGAACTATGCAGAAGAGATTTATCCGCGCCGATAGGATCACCCGTTAATGGATCAAGTTTGTATGGCACTCCCTTAGTAAGTAAGGGAACACGGCTACGCAATCTGTTGACTGACTCAAAAAATGCCCCGATTGCTGGAAGAGAATTTGGATCGTCTGATCCAAGGGCATCATATACAAATTGAGCTTGCTTATCATTGACCGCAATATTGCTTATAGTTGGATCAAGCATACGCTCAATTTTTGCAGTCAATGAGCTATTCAAAAGACTGACACCGGGCGTCGCATTGATTGCAAAATTAGTATAAGCGCGTGATGCGCTATTAACTATATCTACTAATTTTGATCCGGTTTCTTCACTGCCTCTTACGTTTGCAATTCTCATAATTTCAGCAAACGTCGTCATAACAGGAATGTTAGTAGTGAACTCAGCTAATGCCGCAGCACTAGCACTTGTCATAATACCAAGTTCACTGTCATCAGGGTCATATGCTCTGAATTTAACAGCATCTGCATATGCAGCAGCCATTATGAATGGAATATTAAATGGCTCAAGTCTTGATAATGAGATAAATAACTGGCCACTAAATTGTCCTTTACCAACACGGACTTGATCTTCACCGACCAATTCTTGCAATCTCTTTACATCCATAGATGTATATTCATCTTCTCCAAGACGAATAGAGAATGGCAACCAACCAAGCTCACGAAGATTGTTTCGGTCCTGAGTTGCTGACGGACCTTGCCCTGTTATTCTGTCGTTGAAAGCTAAGTGCAATCCACCAAGCATCATGCCAGAACCAACAGCAATGCGGCCTACAGCTAAATCACGATGACGACCACCGCGTGACCATTCCTCGTGAAAACGTGGTGATAAGAAAAATAAAGGTGATCTAGCCGCACCTTCACTAGCAATGTTTGTAACCGTTCGGCTAAACATCGTAATGGGTTTTAATAACGGATTATTTAATATTCTGTTTGCTTTCCACATTAAACGACCAGATTTCAAACCCAAGTTCGGGTCTGAAGTCATGGTTATCATTTTGCGGAAATGATCTATATTTTGTCCAACATCTGCCGGACGTTCAGTTAATAGTTTTCTTGTTGCATTTTGTGCCGCAGTCATTGCTGCTTCTTGAGACTTACCAGCATCAATAGCGTCTTGATAAACCTTCCTACCAAGTCTTGCGCCTTCTCGTAATAATTCAGCACGAGCCGCATAGCCACCAATAAACTCATCTGACGCACCAAGAGCTTTGAAGGGTATGCTGTAAACAGTACCCATAGCGTCAATAATTTTACCAAAACCTTGTTTGAAAAGACCTTCAGAACGCCCTGTATCAAGTTCACGTTTAAATAGATAATCGGCTCGATATGGATTGCGATATACTTCTTTAGCACCTTCACTTTCTTTTAATGAGCGCCCAGCAAGTATCCATCCATCTTTAATGCCTTCCATCATGGCCCAACCAGCAGCGGCTACGTCATCCATCATTGCAGAGTCTTCATCGTGAGTTTTGCCAAACACCTTGGCGACACGTTGACGAAGTTTACCAGCACCGACAGCAGCAACACGTTCCACTGGATCAAGAGCTAACATCAAAGTGTTAGCTGCTAGATTGTATAGATGCGTATCCGGGTTCATTAACAAGACGGACTGAGCCGCATAAACAGCAGCATCGTATATTCTACCAGCGGTACTGCGACTGAGCATTTTGTTTTGAGCCGCACGACCGCTTTTCTTAGTCTCGTTGTATTTTTCAGCAAAGGCACGAAGATTGTCGGAACCACCTAGTGAATCAAGTGCCGAGCGTATTTCACTGAAATTAACAACGTCTTTATTTTTTATGTTCTTAAACACATTCATAGTGCGCGCGATATCACGCTTGGTGTTTATCATTTCGCCATAGATAATGTCGTGCTGTGCAATAGCCTCACGCAATTCTAATTGACCAGCATCATCTAACTGATTGTCTGCCATGCGTTGCATTAAGTCATCAAGACGGATTGCGCTCGCATCATGCAATGAAACAAGGCCAGCCATACGGACTGCAAGTTGATTGTCACCAACGACGCTTTCCATTTTTTGACCAGCAAATATTGTATTAAGAACGCCTTGAGTAACACCTCTTGCTTGAGCCTCTTCGTAAAGAGACTGAATAGTTTTAGTTTTTAACTCTGGTGCTTTGTCAGCAAACGATTGAATAGTGGCCGCAAGACCTTCATTATCGTACATTGTTGTATTGAAAGGACCAGTAACAACGCCTGCTTCTTTCTGTAATTGACTAGATGATGGAGCTTGGCGAGGTGTGCCAAGTTCTTTATCACGCTGATCCAGCATACGCTTCATTTCATCTTCAGATGCTGGTGCTGGCTTTATGGGTCCAGTTGGTGCTTCTGAAGTAGGACCAAGGTCTTCAACAGCTTCTGGTGCAATCGCTGAGTCTTCTGGAGCAGGTGTAAGTATTTCTTGATCTATATTATCAATCGGTGCTTCTGGTGCAGGAGCTTCAGCCTCAACAGTAGGTGCTACATTTTCTGGTGCTGGAGGAGCCTCTGATCCAGCCGCAGGAGACGGAGCAACTTCTTGTGGCCTAACTGTAATATCAAGAGCTTCGCCTTCTGCTTTGGTTGGAGAACGACGCCGCGTTCTAAAGTCAGTGGCGCGCGCACCCGGCTCCAAAAGAGGCTCAAGGATTTGTCTTGTAAGACCGCGAGTAGGTATCCGAGCCATTACTGTACCCCTACATTAGAAACTGCATCGACCGCGCCTGCATCAACGCCATCACCTAATATATCACCAATAGCGCGTACAGCCTGTGGAGCCATTTCAGCAGCAGTCATAAGTGCAGGTCCAGCAGCAGCGCCTATACCTGTTTGCAATGCAACATCAGCTATGTCTGATACTCCTACAGGCATACCTGCTTGTTCTTTAATTTTTAACTCTCCAGCCGCCGGAGCGCCTGCATATGTGCCTCCAGCAACGGCAGCAGCTTTCTTGGTGGTTAATGCTGACGCAAGTTTTCTTATTGCCAAATGTAAACCTTCTTGCCCTAGCTTACGTGCGCCAAATCCAGCACCAGCAGTAACCAATGCACCCCATGTACTTGGGTCTCTAAACATTCCTCGCGCCATACGCCATGAGCCAGATGCCGTCCAATTAGGTAGACGCTCATATTGATCCATCATATATACCCAGCGCATTGCGTTTTCACGAGAACCATTCGCATACAAGCGTGCTACTTGCGACATTGCTCCGGGTGGTATTTCAACTCCATCAACTTCACCGCCAAATGGTTGAGCGAAATTGTAATTAAACTCACCAATCAAGTTAATACCGTACCGTCCCGCTTCCTCATCCGTACCAGTAAACGGCTCACCTTGCATGAGGCGATACATGACTTTGGCATTATTCACGAACTTATGGTCCATCACCAAATGGTCTTCAGTGATAGATTGGTTCATTCTTTCTTCTTCTGATGAAGCTGGTTCGCCGGGTGGCGCGTAAAACATAGCTTCTTTTGCATCAGTCATTTCTGCAAAGATGTCTGTCATTGACTTAACTTCCTTTGCAGTAATTTAAGTTGGCGTCTAAGATCATCTCTTATATCTCGTTTAAGGCGTAAACCATCAAGCCTATCAATATAATCTTGAATTTCTTTTGGACCTGCATTTGCAAAATCAAAATTAACATACTGACCAAAACCTTGCTGTAATCTCTCACGAGCTTTTGTTAGGTCATTTAACTTTTTGTCACCTAAACCTTCTTGAACATATCTTTTTGCAGTTTCAAGTAAAAGTTCTGGTCTTTGATCTGGACTTTTTTTGGCTCGATCTTGGTTTTCTATATCATTCATTTTTTCAATTTCAGGAAGTGCTTCGGAAATATAAGCACCAACATCTTTAGGAACATCAGATCCAAAAGCACCCTTACGTTCTTTCAAGAAACTAATAACGCCTTTTTGTTGAGCATCGTTAAACTGTCTTAGCTTTTCTCTGAGGTTATTAGCTTCTTTTCCAAACACATTATTAGATTCTAATTTAACATCTAAATCCACAGGATCGGTTACACGACCCTCAATAATCATTCGCGTTACAGTGTCAATGCCAGTTTCAGAGCTTTTTATTCTGGGCCTAAAATCTGGATTTTCTGCTAATTTTAAAACGTCTGGGTCAACTTTAATAACGCCTGACAAAGCAAGAGCTTTAAGTTCTAAAGCCGCCATAGCTCTTACTTCAGAAGTAGATGGTTCAGTATATAATGTTGCTACAAGCATATTATATTCTTGAGTGGTTTTTTCTTTAAATTGATCAGTTTTATTTTGCTTTTCTGTGTGTATAGCTGCGCGTTCGTCACGTATTTCGTCACGCACTCTTTCTTTGCCGTCTTCATCAAGGCTAAAATAAAGGGCTGTTTTGTTTCCAAACAAACCAACATTAATATTAACTTGATCTGGGTTTTCACGAGCAAATTTACGGAGCGCATTGATCTTTGCGTTCGTCCGCATATCTTTAACAAATTCTCTAGTACGATCAATATTTACAGCATCTTTAGTATTGATTGCTTGATCTATAAGAGACCTTTCCAGAACATCAAATTCTGCATCTACATCTAAAACCGCTTTACCATTAATTATGGTGTGACCACCCTGAAAATTGTCAGCGATACTATAGAAAATATCTTTAGAACTTTCTAAGCCACTAGCAAATTTAGCAGCAACCGCTGCATTCCTAAGTTTATAGGATTGCTCAAGTGCTGATTTGTAAATAGGTGCAGCTAAAGTACCAACGGTTGCCCTGTATTGAGCGGCGTATTTCCCGCCAAATTGAGACAACAGAGACCCATGTCCGTTAGTTATTGCATCTATTTCCGTCTCAACATCGACCGGGTCTAATATATCACCGCCTTCAATAGCGGCAGAAAGTTGTGCCAACTTTGAACGAACGTCAGTTTCTAATTCAACTCTAAGTTGCGCGCCTACAGCAGCACGAGAAGCTGCGCCAAAGATTGTGTCTTGATCGCCAACAATATCATCAATACTTAAACCAGCCTCAAGAGCAGTTTTGATTTGCTCTGGGTTTTGACCGAGCTTGTAGCCAAACTCTTCACCTTCAATCTTTGCTCGACGACCAGCTTCCTCAAAGGCATAGGAACTTATTTTATCTAACGCACTAGATAGACGTTGATAACCAGCAGCCTGAGTAGCGCCTGCTCCCGCATAATCAATGCGAGGCGGTGGCGCGAGGCTTATGCCAAGTGGGCGATAGCGAGGAAGACGTTCTGCCATTTTTACCTCACGTCCAAATACTTGCGGTGTCGCCGCCACTTGGTTTACCACCAAGTTTACCATAAGATAATGCAGCCGATCCTAGCGTACCAACAGCTTGATACAAACCAGCCCTTTGTGCAGACTTTGCTTGTTTCATTAAGTTTTGCGCTGCTATCTGACCACCTTCTCTAAGAATGATTTGATTGTCTTCACTAATGTAAAACTCTTGGGCACCTTCGGACATATTGTATATTGCAAGGTTTTGTGCACTACCTGAGAATGGGTCAATACCACCAGCAGCAGCTCGTGCATTTAGTGCAGCATTAGCTCTATTTAATTGTTTTAGCGCTTCAATTCCTTGCGCTCTGGCCTCAAGAGCTTTCCCTCTAGCCTCAATGGTTGCCATTGTAGCTTGACGCGCAAGACCCTTAGCCTGCGCCCGTCCAGCTTGATATTGACCAAATGCCGAAACGGCAGAGAGGCCAACAGCTATAATTGGTAATGCAGCAGCCATCTTATTGTCCCGCGCTTAGTTTGTAGTCGATACCCAATACAGTCATTTTCAATGGAACCGATTGCCCAATAGTTATCTGACCTTCATAAGTATAACCTAAAATACCATGCAGTGTCTTTATGCCAGTAAACGCTGGAACAGCAGCGTCTAATATTGCCCCATCAAGACGACGGAATGCAATCTCTTTACCACCTATGGTCATAGATTGCGTGTCATAAACTTCTGCGTTTACCTCAAAGATACGCTTCTTAAATCCGCGTAATGGACCGCTTTGCAGTCCCGGCTCAACAGGAAGCGTTTTGATTTCGGTATTGAAGTTTAACCCAACCTGATAGCTCGAAGTCGCCGCTTGAGCGAACGTAATCGTGTACGGAGACGCTGGTACAACCTGTGCAACTTCAACAATACCGTCTCGTACAATCTGGACAGTTTCTCCTTGGAGGTGATCCATAGTGACTGAAGCAGCCGCTCCGCCCGATTTAGCAGAATCAACAAAGATTTCATCGTCAAATAACTCCACGAGATAAACATCTGAACCGTTTATGGTTCGTTTCACCACGACATAGATTAAGTCAATATCAACACCAACATTGACAAACTCGCCATCAGTAGTCCACTCAGACGGCGCAATAACATTCTGTGAACGCAGTAATGTATAACAAGCCATAGACCCGTCATCGCCATTCACAATCAAAAGACGGTCGCCTTCATCGGTACTTGTTGCAACGCGCGTTGCCATTTCTTCTGGAGATTTTAGCAAGTGAGACGAAAGCAAGGATATCTTAGCTGACGCATAAGCGTTCTGAACATCAGTATATAGAAAGTCCTGTAGCGCTTTGCCTTGTCTTTGGATGAAAAGCGTAGCACCATCAATGTTTTGCAATCGAATACCCGGCTTCATGCCGTAAGATGATTGCTGCTTAACAATCAAATTAGTAGGCGTGATTGGCGTATCTAATGATTGAGGCACATAAAACTCACCGCCAGTCGTAAACACCTGCAAGTGACGGCCAGCATAAATGTCTACAATCGCGTTGAATGTGCCAGTATCAAGTGTGGCTTCAACAGCATCATCATCCAATCCTTCATTTGGGCTGAAGTCAAAAAACGATGATACGCGAGAACCCCAGATTGTAGATGGGCGAGACTTACTTCCACCAAAGAATAAACGACCTTCGTGGAAAGTAGTGCTACGAGGCCAACCACGAGAAGCGGACCACGTTGGCTCATAGCCATGTTCTGTTACATAGTCACCAGCATCTATCTGGCTATTGTCAAAGAATGGAACTTCAGTAAATGCTTTAACTTCTGTGTCGCTAACAAACTCAATAACACGCGCACGACCAAAACCATTATTAGCAACAACGTACTCATCAACCATTGCAGAGCCAAAAGGTTGCACTTTGTATCCTGTGGTCGCATCTGGGGCTGTATCCCAATCTGGGGTAACAGTCAGCACTTTTGTTGAAGCAACATAATCTTCAACATGCCGTACTTGTCCTGACCCAGTGCCGGATGTCAGTGTGATGAACATACCATTAGGCTCATCATCGCTAGTGAAGCTACTAGCAGCCTTGAGCGTAATTGTACTAGTTGTGCCAGCTTGTGCTGTGCCAGTGTCTGTAGTCGCACCAGAAGCGGTCAGAGTGATATTACCACTGGCTGCACTAGGAGTGATGTCATACGTGGTGACATGCGTATCAATATCAAAGGCATATCTAGGAATAAAATCAAAGGCAATCGTGCTGACAGTCCAAGTAGCATCGGTTGCACCGCGAACAATCTTTATAGGCTCAAGGTCTTCGTGAACTATGATTACTGTATCAGCGGACTGCACCCAGTTCATTTCTGGTAAAATGGCAGCAGTCAACGCAGATACGGTAGCGTAATCGTTGCCAGAACCATTGATATTCGTAATCTTTACACCGTCTTTGAAGACGTACATTTTACCCGGTGTAAAGATAAGCATGTAGCTATCAGACACGCTAAACTCAAACGACACCATGCGAACAGCGTTAGCTGCACCAGCGTCTAGCGTGGTTATGTATTTTGTGCCGGGTCTGCGAGTAGCACCACCCTGCGGCTGAATAGAAACATTTTGAGCAGTCGTAAGGCCAGATTGATACTGGGCAATATCAGTCCTTGCGCGCAGACGTGGGTCTAGCACTCCAGACGTGAAATTGTTTTGCATACGAATAACACGGCTCATCCACGAATATCCGTTAAGGGGAAGTCCATAATGTTCTGTGGTGGGCGATCAACGCCATCAATATTCATTGACACACGCACTAATCCACCACGCATGTTCTCAGAAGGCGCACCATAAGCGAGACGATGGTAGTAATCGCCTTTTTGTATTTGATCCGTAATCGGTTCAGCAAATGATGCAGCTAGTGCATGTTTGAGAAGATTAACGAAATACGGCGGAAAAAAGGCAGGTTCTGGACGATACTGATAATCAATCCAAACCTCTTCATAATTCGTATAAACGTCAGTGCCGTATATCTCAAAGTCACGCACTGGCAGAGAACCAACGGAGCCAGTGATGAAAAGAGCTTTAGGATTGCCAAGGATATCACCCGGCAGTGTGTAGCGGTATTTCCATTCGTTAATCGGAGTATCGACAAGACGAGCTAACTTAACTTTCTTGATCGACCACGAATATGGATACTGCATAATCAAGGTATCGCGGATATCGTCATACAAGCGATCCGCAACCTGCGCTTCATCTGTTCCTTCAGAGAAGGAAGAAATAGCAGACGCGCCTAACATTATCATGGCGTCCGAACAAATAGTTAATTTGGTATCTCCAGAAGCCATCTTTTACTCCGCAAGAAAAGGGGTGAGCCGAAGCCCACCCCGATCCTATTAGTCGCCGTCGGTTGCGGCAAGTGTCGTGCCGTCAGCAACGTCAACAACGCCACCTGAGTTCGAGAGAACTTGGGTCAACGTGCTAACGCGAGTGCCTCCGGTAGAGGTTACGCAATAAATCAAATCGCCCACTGCGAGAGTGTCCGAAATGTCATTGAAGTAACCTTCGGTATTTACGTCGGCAATCGTATCAGCGGTCTGATAGGTGTAGATGCTAGGAGCATTACCCTTTTTAGAAGCTGAAACAACACCGAGGCCAGCAGCATCAAAAGCCATAATTCAGCCTCCTTATTCTGTGCTGGAGATTTTGACGATGCCTTCATCGTCGATTGCAATGGCTCCAGCGGAGAACATTGAAGCGACAAGGAAGGATGTCTTCTCAGGCACATAGTTGATTTCTGACCGCTGGTTCATGCTGATGCCAAGGCCAACCGCGTCGCGGTGGAAGGCAAAGCTGGTGCGGGTGGATGGAAGTGGCAAGCCACCTTCATCACGATCACCAAGCATGATGAACTTGAAGCCGAGGAACGTATCGATCTCACCCATCGACAGAGCCTTCACGGTAGCGAAGTCGCTGCTGGTGAGTTCGGTCTCGTCAAGCAATGCAGCCAGACCATTAGCATGGATAACCATGCAACGACCTTCAGCCGGAACGTTTTTGGCGTCCAGAGCTTTTTTAGCAGCAAGAAGTTTGGCGAGGTTTAGGTTTGTGCCAGCGCCACCAATGTCAGTGCTGACAGTGGATGGTGAAGACGCAGCGTTCAGCGCATCAATGACAAGCTGATCCATGCGACGGCCAATGGCATTACCAACGACCTGCACAAGCTCACGACGCTCGTCAAAGTTTACTTTAGCTTGATGGAAGATATCACTGTATTCAGCAGCGATATAGTCCGACATTGAAGCTGTCACCTGAGAGTAGGAGACGTTCAAAGGTGTCACGTCCGATTGTGGAACGCGAATTGTTGCGGTGCCTTTCCCAATCTTAGGGAACTTCACCTGATTGCCCTCGACGTTGTTCCGCTCACGAGTCACGCCAGCAAGCGCACGAGACGCCTGATATGCCTGCTTGACTTCTGCATCGAACAACTGGACGAAAGCGTTAGAAATGCCAACAGCCATTTCCAGTTCCTTTCGTTAGAACAGTTATCAAATTAATCGCCATGCAGGTATCCGTAAGGGCTGCGAGCTTGAACGATTTAACGCCACGTCCCAAGGCGGGTCTGGCGGGCCAGTAATGGGTATCCGTCAGACCCAATATAAGAAACTAATTGTTAGTTGTAAACAAGTAACAGTGTTGCATTTTTGCAACACTTATATCGGTTGATAAGGTTCACCTCCGTACATCTTCTCGAACATCCGTTCGACTTTTGCACGATAGGCTGGATCAGTATTGTACTCAGGACGACCAACCATAGCTGTCAACTCTTCGCGGCTCGGTCCATCTTCGATGGTAGAGACATCCACAGGAACAGTTTGGTCGCCATAGTAGGCACGTATCTTTTGAAGAGCGCGAATACCATCGGCAGTTCCGCCCATGATTTTAAACTCTTCAAAGTCATTCTCGCCCCAAACACCCTTACGAACTAGGCTTTGAGCCCAATCCGTCATGGATTTGATTGTGGCATCAGCGTTTGGACCGAGTTTCTTATACTCTTCTTGATACGATAACTGGGCTTGTTGAGCCTCGCTACCAGACATATCAAGAAACTTTTGAGCTAACTCGTCAAAAGCAGACTGACTAATACCATTCTCTTTGGCCCATTCCTTGTAGGTTACAAAGAGTTCATCGTCTTGGGGTATATTTGCGCTCGTAAAAACTGAATCATCATACGTTTCGGGAGCTTTGTGTTTTCCTTGCGAAAACTTTTTCTGAAGTTCGTTATAGGATTTAACGAGGTTTTCAAGGTCTGGACCTTCGTCGTCGTTCCAAAACTTCGCTGGATACCAATCTGGTTTAACAAATTCAGTCTCCTCGTCTTCTGAAGCAACGGTGACTTCATCAACCGATTTTGCCTCAGATGGGGAAACCCCTTCAAGATGGGAGATGCTTACTTCCTGCTCTTGCTGGTTATCGTCGCTCTCGACTGAGGCTTCGGCCAGCAAGCCTTCGGTTGCGTTCATAATTTAGATGCCCTTCTTATTCGCCGCTCTATTTCGCGGACTAGTGAGTTTTGCCCCTCGCGCGCATAGCCGTGGGACGCTTCTTCGCCCGGATACCAAGTGGGCTGCTCTATGGTAAGCGAACGCAAATGGGACAAGAGTTCTTGCCCATCGTCGCTACCAAAGACTCGGAGATACAATCTATCAATGTCATCTTGTTCGTTTTGACTCGTGCGCCGAAGCTCCGGTTCTACTTGCCGGAGCCCCTCCCAACCTTCTACGATTGACATTTACATTCCTTCTGGTGCTTGGCCTCCGCCTTGCTGCGCTGCCATTTGCGCCATCTGCGCGGCCTGTTCCATCATTTGTTGACGCTCCACTGGAGACGTACGCAATTCCGCTGGTACACCAAGTTTATCAGCGACGTAATCAGCGATAGCGCCCATCCGTGGAGCCATCTGACCTTCCGGCCCAAGTGCAGAAGACAACTGCACCCATTGCGTGATTTTCTCGATATCGCCCATGTTCTGAGCTTGAGCAATCGGTGACACTGGCGTCACCTTAACCTCAAGACCATTCACACGTAACGGCATCTCAATCATGCCACGCTCATCCATGACATATAGGATGCGCGCAATAAGCGGCCCCATAGTCTCTGTAATGAGGCGACCGAACGCAGAGCCAAGGTTCTGCGCCAGTTCTTTCATGCGTTCTGCAATCTCAGTCGCAGAACGAGCCGACATATTGTCCGGCGGTAATGTATCGTCCAGCATGATTTTCTTAATGTTCATGCGTAGATCGTTGATAACAATCTGAGACACGTTGAAGTCACCAGAACGCGGCAACATCCGCAGGCTTTCACCTTGTGGCCCACCATTACGAGCCACAGGAATAATAGCACCGGGAGTAATACGGATCATCTGTGGGTTTAGAACACCATCGTCAGCAGCCGTGTAAACGCCAGCAATCGACAAGGATGCGTTCTTTAACAGAAGCTCCAGTGTCTTATTCAGTGTCTTAATATCAGGAATAGCAGTAACAAGAGGTCCACGCCCATAAACTTCACCAGCCACTTTCATATAACGAGCTACGATCCAAGGCGAAGAATTCATCTTGCGTTGCACAATCTGCTCTTTACCTTCAGGCCAAATCACATGGTAATCGTAATCACCACGGTTCACGTCAAGGATTGTAGCCTCAACAAGCTCAATCTCTTCCGTTGGCTTTTCTTCAACCATACGCGCTAGACGGGTTGGTATGTCAGCATCCATCCAGTGCTGCTTAATCGCTTCAGCCTTGATTCGCATACGACGGTAGACGTTATCAACGCGACCGTGAGCGCCTTCCTCAATAGCCACAAGGTATTGAGGTACAGCGGTAAAGCGAACAGGTGTTACGTCATCTCCCGGTTGTACGAGCATGACTGCTGTACCAACCGCAAGGTCCATAAGAAATTCACCCATAGCCAAATCAAAATTTGATTGGCGAAGAACCGAAAACATTTTTTCTGCGTATAAGTCTAAAGCGGCTTGAGCTTCTAACTGACGGTCAGCAGGAATATCTGGACCGGGCTCAAGGCGACACCAACGCCCATAAGGCGGGAATAAGCCAGCCTGAATACGGTTAGC